TAGATTCTTTCGGTTTTTTAACGGTCTTTTTCTTCTTTTTATTTTTTATCTCTTTATTATTCTCTACAATTTCAGGTGAACGAAGTAACAAATAGTCATCTGTTTCTAAACGCGACGCCTTTAATTCCTTTAATCGTAATTCTAAATCATTAATTTGTAATTTTATAATTTTTTTTGCAGTTTCTTCAAATTGATGAATATCCTTAGCTTCAAAATGTTCTCTCATTTCTTTTTTTAATTCTAATAGTTGTACTCTCTCATCTTTAATTTTTTTAACAAGTGTTGCGTATTCTTCATCAAGTTCTTTTTTTTTATTTAAAGTATCATGGATTTCACGTAATACACTTTGTTTTTCATATAATTCTAATATATCAAGTTTTAATTGTTCTATATTTTTTATCATTTTAGTATCGGGATTACCTGATAAGTAACCATCTCTAAAATCACGCAATTGAACTTCTTTTATATTAATTTTCCTTTTTAACATATTTAGTACATCTGGAATAAAAATGTATTTAGCTGGTTTATAAGAAAACATAAGTTCATCCTTGTATTTAAGTTGAACAAGATCTTTCATATTACTATAGCTTACATTCATTAAATCTTTATCAATTCTTTTAAACACTTCTTCATAACGTTTTCTAAATACCTTTACAGTAGATAATCTTTTACGATCTAATAGTTCTTTTGTAATTTTATATTGATCGTCTTCTGTTTTAGAAAAATCTTTTAATGAATCTAAAAATTTATCCACATTTTCTTGATAACTTAAACTGTCGTTCCAAGACATCACTATACTTTATTCTTATATAAAAACTATATAATTTTTATCTATAAGTTTAGTATAGGAAAATGAGTTGTAATAAACCAAAAAATACGAACCTTGATTTTTCTGGTTTTCTTCTTGAAAATAATCCCCCCGTGGATACATTAGAAACAAGTAGTTATCATCCTATAAATTTATGTGTAGACCGTATAGTTCGTCATGCTCCATTTCTTATTTGCAGAAACGCTATTTCATCTGACTCAAATAATCGTCAATATGAACGTATTTTTCCAGATAGAACACAACGCTTATTTATGGATCCACGTCCAGAACATACTAATTTAGCATCCGATTCATATTTACGTGCAAGATGTAATAAAGAACAAAAAAATAATACTAATAATAATACTAATAATACTAATAATACTAATAATACTAATAATACAATTGAAGCAAAAAATGCCAGTAACCATATGTAAATAATGAATAAGGAATACAAACTAATCTCAAAATTTAAGACTTTATTTTTTTTTATCTGTTCCCTTCTTATAACGATTATAAGTTGTCTTTTTTTCCATAAATTTTTGTCGTAGAATATCACATTCTTCAACGGTGAGTGTTTCTACAATTACATTTTTAGGAAGTGAAATATTTGTTTTTCCTTTCCAATTCAAATACATACCATAGGGTCCTTTCTTCGCTATATAATCACCAATTTTCCTTTCAGAATCTGCTTTTTCCTTTTTATCTTCTAGATAAGTAATTGCATCTTCTAACGTGATATCATCTTCTTCTGGACGCAATGATACATTTATTTTTTTCCACGTAAGATAAATACCATATTTACCTTTACATAACTTTACTTCTCCATCATTCCATTTTCCAAGAATTCTTGGATAAGCCAATAATTCCTTTGCTTCCTCTAATGTAATTTCGTCTACTGTTTTATCTTTGAGTGGTGCAAAAATTGGTTTTTCTTTTGAGTTTTTATCAAGAGAAATCAATGATACGAGTGGTCCATATTTTCCCATTCTCGCAATAATTTTTTTACCATTCCATTCACCTAATTCACGACCTTGTTCTACTTGTTCTTCACGGCGTAACGCTGGACGAGACATACCCAATTCAATACGAGGAACAAATTGGTCATAAATTGATTTTACAAATACATGCCATACTAATTTCCCTTTTGAAATTTTATCAAGTCCCTTTTCAACATCAGTTGTAAGTGATACATTAACAAGCAACGGAAATTCTTTCTCCAAATATTCACCCACGGTTTTTCCTAAAGCCAATGGAATAAGTTTATTCTTTTCAGCACCCCATTTTTTGTCCTTTGTCTCAACGGATATTTTAGAATTAGGTGTAATAGAATAGTTTTTAAGACTAATCGTGATTCCATCAACATTACCACGTTTTACATAATTACGCGTCTGTACAATTGAAATCATTTGTGAAAATGTGCTTGGACGTCCAATACCAAGTTTATCAAGACATTTTACAAGACTTGCTTCAGAATAACGCGGATGCGGTGGAGTCTCTTTCTTTTCTTCCGTATTCATAACAATTAATTTAACCTTACTACCCCTTTTAAATTGTTCTAGTTGTTTTTCATTACATTCTGCCTGTTTCTCAAGTTCATATTCAGAAACTTCTTGATATACATCTCTCCAACCTTGTTGAATTGTTTTAAAAAGATTACTTGTATATACACCCTCTTCTTCGCTATAATCACTTTTAATAGTAATTGTATAAATTTCTTGAATCCATACAGGCATAGCGGATGCAATTGTTCTCTGCCAAATTAGTTTGTATAATTTCTTTTCATTGGCACCCAAACTTTCTAGATTAACTAGTTCTCGTTTGCAATCAGTTGGTCGGATTGCTTCGTGTGCTTCTTGTGCGTTTTTCGCGTTCTTACCCCATGTTCGGAAAACATACTTATCTTCACCCCATTTTTCCGTAATTTTTTGTTTAATCGCATCTTGAGCAGCACTTGAAAGAACAGTTGAATCAGTTCTCATATATGTAATCAAACCAAGTTCATATAGTTTCTGTGCTGCCATCATTGTTGATGTTGGACTCATATGAAAACGAATACTAGCATCTTGTTGTAGTGTACTTGTAATAAACGGTGCAGGGGGTTTAGTTTCCTTTGTCTTTTTTTTAATAGAATCCACAATAAATGACGCATCTTGTTCACCTTCTAAGTGTTCTTTAACTTCTTCTTCTTCTGTAAAATCTTCTGTATATTTTGTTTGTAAATGAAGTTTACCACCTTTTTGTGTATTAAATGTTGCTGTTGTAGCGTAAATACGACCACCATCAAATTCAGTAATTTCTTTCTCACGTTGGAGAATAAGATGATTTACAACACTTTGCACTCTACCTGCAGATAATGACTTATTTTTTTGATAACTTGAACTTAATTCACGCCACAATACAGGTGTAATTTTATATCCAAGCAAACGATCAATTACTCTACGTGCCTGTTGTGCAAAAAACATATTCTGGTCCATTTTCCCTTCCTTTTCAATCGATTGTTGAATGGCTGTTTTCGTAATTTCAGTAAATCTAGCACGAATACGTTGCGACTTAGGAATCTTTAAACATTCAGCTACATGCCATGCAATACTTTCACCTTCACGATCATCGTCCATTGCCAGAATAATTTTATCCGCATTTTTATATGCTTTTCGTAATTCTGTAACTACTTTACGTTTATGTGGAGAAATCGAATAGATTGGTTCAAAGTTTTCATCTTCTTTCAATGATAATTCTGTTGGATCTAAATCACGAATATGACCAACTGAAGCTTTTACATTATAATTGGGTCCTAAATATCCTTGAATCTTTTTAATTTTGTTAGGCGATTCTACAATAAACAGAATAGTCATTCTATATTGAATTTATGGAGATAACTATAACAGATTTACTTATCCAGATGTTCTACATAAATGTTTATATAACAAAAATCAATTTTTTGTTTTATGATGTAGTTTGTAAGTATATTCAACATCACCTAAATAGTTAATAAAGTAAAACTGTAGCATTTTTGGTGATACTTTTACAAGACAACAACCGAGATTTTCTGAATGAAAATATAAATTAGGCATATTATATTTCCGTATAAATGCTGGATTATGACGACTATGACTCCCTACACCGGATATAAATAAATGTGGTAAATTAGGAATATGAATATGTTGTTGATCATGATCGTGTCCCGAAAAGATCACATGTATTTTTCCAGTGCTAATGATTAATTTATAAAATTCATTTAAAATACCACTACTATTTCCATGTGCACCCGATGATTTCCATGGATGATGACCGAATACAATACGCCATTTAGCTCTACTGTTATGAAGTGATTCTAACAACCACTTTTCTTGTTTTTTACGCATTGAAATAGACATTGCTTCAAGATTTGTATCAATCGCAAAAAATTCAACTGATGCACCGTTAATTGTTTTTTTAAATACGTAAAAATTATTAGGCATTTTCCATCTTTCACTATGATTTGTATATTTAATTTGTGATAATATATTGCCTCTATAATCATGATTACCTAATGTTTGAAAAAAGAATAAATCACGTTTTAATCCAGAATATGGAATTTCAAATTTCGTTTTAAACTGTGGATCCTTTATAGATTTAACGCCATCAGGATATATATTATCTCCTAATCCTAGAATGAATTCGATTGGAAATTGATGTGATAATTTTTTGATACATTGTGCAACACGCAGTTGATTACTGTCACCAGAACCAAAATCTCCTAAACAAAGAAAATACATACTAGATTTTTGTCTCTACTAATAACGCAGAAAGCAATATTAGACGCATAATCATAAAAAAATTGAACTATTTTATCATAGTCTAAATTATTTACATAGCGTATCATATTGTTTCAATCATAACAAAAAACATGTCTAAAAAGGCTGAAATAAAATCAAACTTTACATGTCGTTCTACAAAAAATAATAAACAAAAAAATACATTCAACAAATATGGCAAATATACAAAAAAACATGCTCGTATTATTGAGCATAATCAATTAAATCGAAAAAATAATTTAATAAAAAAAGATTGATTCAATATTTTATTGTTGTTCATTTTTAATTTCATTTTCATAGTATATATCAATCATGTGTATTAATACAAAAACTAATGTATAACTTAATGTTTCACTTACATCAATATTTGGAATTACCTTCTTAACTAGATTTGCAAAACGATACCTTTGACTCCATAATATACTAAATAAAAATAACTTAAATATTAACTGTAATGTAAACATACCTATTCTATATAGAATAATTCAATATTTTTATATAATTAACGTATCACTAAAGTATTTTCAATTGTTTTAAATATATTTCTTTGTTGAATAAACACTTTTAATAAGTATTTAGAAGGTAACCATAGGATTACAAAGTTGACTAAGAATATAATAATACCTGTTCTAATTGCTGAGCGAACATATTCTTGTTGTTCTTTTGTTTTAGATTTAATACTTAACGATAATCCAATATTTGCTAAGGGTGGAACAAGTGCCGTTGCAATACCAATTGCTACAAGACGAACTGGACTATTCATTAAAATAGATAAGGGCAATGCAATCGCACAAGTTAAAGCAATAAAAATAAGATAAATTACGTTCATTGGATCTGCCCGTGATTTCATTTCTTCTGTAGGCCAGTTTTTATCAATAGGTTCATTTGTAAATGGATTAATTACAATATTAAATAATTTACCAACTAAATAACTTACACCAATAATAATTGCAACAACAATAATTACAGAAACCATCCAATTTTGATATTTGGTTTTTAATGGCACATTTGCTTCACGAAGAATATCGTATACATTTTTAACTGTAATTAAATTACCAATAGGACTTAATAACATAGAACCTATAATAGTTGAATAAGAATCAGTCGCTAATCCAATAGAAGCTAATATTGCCGATAAAAAAGAAAATAATATCGGACTAGAACGATGATTATCAACTAATATATCAAGTAATGTATCTTTTGTATGTTTATCCATCATATATATATATATATATTAATAGAATTATTTTGTATTATTATTTTTTATTATTCTTTTTAACTACCTTTTTAGATTTTGTTGTTGCTTCTTCATTTTCTGGAACAACTGATAGACTCAATAGGTCCTTATGAATATCTTTCAAGTCATCATACAACAGTTCAGTATTATTTTTATTTTTGAGCGTATTCATTTCATCCGTCATCTTTTTATGCTTTTCATTCAATTCATCAATCTTTTCTTTTGTTAGTGAATAGATAGGCATGCGAAGCAAGTAATCATAGGTATTATCACACATGAGATATTTACGTTGCTTCAGTTGAGTTTCAATATCTTTCTTTGCGATACGATAGATTTTAATAGTATGATTAATTGTCTCATTAATAAAGCAAATCTTATTTTGTAGAATAAGACATTCTTGTTCAAGATATTTAAGAATATAGTTTTTACGTTCAGTGTACTTCTTTATACGCTCTTGCATATATTGACTCAAAATGTCATTTGGATCTGTTGCACGCGTAATCTTACCTTGAACAGAATAGTAATTCATATTGTTTGTTGAAATACTGCTGACTAATTTAAGTGTCTTTTCAAGATAGGTTGTTTGAGTGTCTTCATCTACAATCTTTTTCCATTTTGGTTTCGCTAATTCTCCTTTTGGAAAATAGAGATTAAAGTGAATACGAGTATCCGAACAATATGAATCATAATACCTGATAATATTTGACTTTTTCTTTTTATCATCAGTTTTAGAGGTCTCAATAACAATACTTTCAAGAAACTCTTTATATTTATCAGTCCATACATGAACCGGCAGTTCAGTAATTTCAACTGTATCACCAACAATCTTGAAGATGCCTTTGCTCACAAAACTTGTATCAGATGTCTTAATAATACGTCCACGGAAACCACGATACCAAGGTGCCATCGGTTCGAGTTCTTCATTATTCAAGTATCGAAGCATGTTGTTCATAATATCTTTTGGATTGTAACAAGGAATGTCTGTTGACCATCCAGTTCCAATACCAGATGCACCATTTACAAGAATCATTGGAAGAATAGGCGTGTAATATTCAGGTTCGACCTTTTGCCCATCATCTTCCAGATATTTCAGTAGTGGTTCATCGCGTTTATCATATAGTTTTGTTGTAATTGGACTCAAATGTGTATGAATATAACGGGGTTGTGCTGAATCTTTACCACCTTCAATCCGAGAACCAAACTGACCAACTGGTTCCAGAAGATGCACGTTATTTGAACCTACATAATCTTGTGCCATATTTACAATTGTCCCTTGGAGACTTGCTTCACCGTGGTGATATGCACCGTGTTCTGATACATATCCTGCTAGTTGTGCTACTCGGATTTCTTTCACAAGATTACGTTTAAAACAGCAGAATAGAACCTTACGCTGCGATGGTTTCAATCCATCACAAAGATGTGGAATAGAACGAATATTATCTGAGTTTGAGAAATGAATTAGATCCTTATTCACAAATTCTTCAACATGTACATTCATACTCTCATAATCGAGTGTATCGTCACGTTTGTAATTATTCAACCAAACTTTCCGTTTGTCTGTTGAACCTTGTGCTTTATCAAAAGCCAATTGCATTGCTTTACTATCACGCTTTTCTTCTGCTTCATATGTTACAATCTTAGGATTCTTAAAATATTCTTTTGCTTCTGCAGGGGTGCTCGTTCCCAATCCCTTGTAATATTTGGAATGCCAACCAGTCGTATTGTTTTCCTCAATCCATTTCTCATAATCTTTTACAGAGTAGAAGATATTTGTATGAGAACCTTTTTTGGCTTTTACAACAGGTGTAAGCATACCTTGGATAAATCCATTCATATAGAAGAGACTTGGCCACAAACGTTCAAACAAGTTAAACAACAATCCTTTAATATGTGAACCGTCTTCATCCTGGTCGGTCAGTAGCAATACATGACCGTAACGTAAATCAGTCGTATCTTTATAAACCTTTCCTGTTTGAAGACCGATAATCTTCTTAATTGCATTTACTTCCTTATTTTCAAGGAGTTTCTTCATATTCTTTTCATCGCGAACATTAATCAATTTACCCCTAAGCGGGAAGATTCCGAAACGATCGCGACCTACATTTGAGATACCTGCCATTGCCATTGCTTTAGCAGAGTCTCCCTCTGTAAGAATAAGAGTGCATTCAGAAGAATTCTTTGTGCCTGCCCAATTTGCATCCTCTAGTTTTGGAATACCGCGCAAATGATTCATCTTACGACCATCTGTCTTCTTCAAATCCTTATTATCTTTTACATTTGATAACTCAAGTGCTCGTTCCATAATACCACATTTAGCGGCTTGTTCAATGAACTTCTTGCTCAAATCACATTTAGAACCAAACTTGGATGCAATTGTATCAAGATATTCCTTTGTTTGAGAATTAAAGGAAGGATTATCAATTGTGCATTTAACAAATAGCATCAAGTTTTCCTTAATAAAATTAGGTTTAACCGTCTTTTTCTTTTTTTTAAGAATAACTTCTGCCAATTTCTTTGCAATTTGATTTGCCAAATATTCAACGTGTTTTCCACCGCGACTAGTTAGAATACCATTCACAAATGAAATTTGTGTAAAAGTAAGGGTATCATTTAGACATACACCTACCTCCCAACGATCAGATACACGTTCAAATGCTCGTGGAGTTTGACTTACAGACCCGACAAAGTAATCAATATACTTTTCAAACGAACGAATATTAATCTTTTGATCATTCAAATATACATTACATTGCCCGGCAGTGCACGCCGCCAAATCATATGTACGTTTTGTAATAATTGCAATCATATCATCCGTAAGTCCCTCCTTTTTAAATCGCTTATAATCAGGAATATACGAGATTCGTGTGAAAGGTTTTGTCTTTGATTTTGATACTTTTGGTTTATCCCTACGTTTCATATTGTCGTAAAAGACTTGTGAGAACTTAGCGCCGTGAACACGATCATTTGTCTCAATTTGAAATCGCAGAGAGAAGATATTCGTAAGTTTCGCACCATAACCATTTTTTCCACCCACATGCTTCAAATCACTGTCATTATAATTTGAAGATGTTAGTAGAGAACCGAAAATCATTTCAGGGATATAGACCTTTTCTGTATCATGCATGGTAACAGGAATACCTTCGCCGTCGTTATAAACACTAATTTCACCGGTTTCTTTCGAAAAATAGACCTTAATGTTCTTTACCGGACAAAGTTCAGGAGACTTTTTACATGCTTCTGACATACGAACCCATTGATCGTGTGCATTGACGATGATTTCATCAAAGATCTTGTATTCTCCAGGAACTTTACAGAGTTCCTTTTGAATCATACGGGGCACATCGCCATTTTCAATCACATAACAGTCTTCTGTCATAGGTTCAGTAGAACCGACATAGGTATCAGGACGTTTGAGAACATGCTCTTCATGCTTTAGTTTTACATATTGTTGACTTAAATTCGCCATTTCTAGATGTTATTAGAAATGAATAGGGTATACTTTTGTTTTACTTTTAAGTTTGAATCAATTTTTTTTCATTTATTTTCGTTTTAAAAATCTTTGGTGATACTATAGAAATGAACGATAAACAAAGTAAGGCTTTATGTAGTTTATTAACAATTATACTAGTTTTGTTATTTGTTATGGTATTATACCGTGTATTTCAATCTTTAGAACGAATAGAAGAAAATATGCAAGCTTCTGTTATCAATGTACAACCAACTGAAAGTGGATTAAACGCTACTTTAAATAATTTTTTATATGATGAAACTGTTAGTCAAAGAACGAAAAATGATCGTGCTGAATATAAAAAACGTTGTGAAGAAAATGAAAAAAAATATAAATTAGGAAATAAATGTGATATAGAACCGTTTGCGTTAAAAGAACAAGAAGACTTTCATGGTAATATGATTAACAAATTAGAACCATTTACATCAACCGATCCAAAAGAACAATTACAAACAAAGATTGATGCCATACAAAAGTTATTATATGAAATTGAGAATAAAACGTATATGTCATCACAGAGTGTAGGTGTTGCTTACAAGGCTACAGTTTCTTTTGAAACAGGTAATAATGTAAAAAAAGTTGATATATTATTACAGGAATATAGTATTGAAGGTAATCCTACTAAATTGTTTGTTATACCGGAAACAGTTGGTAATAAGTATAGTTTAATGTGTGTTGAAACAGTAAAAGAAACAGACACATCAACAAACTCTTCAACAACAAATTTAGAAATTAAATTATCCAAATGTAAATTTTTTGATTCATTAGACAATACAAAACCGTTTTTATTTAAATTAGAAGAAGTTAAGAATAATGATGATAACGTTATTAGTCGTAAAATACGCCCTTTTATTGATAACGAGGAAAAATATAGTTTAGGTGTAACATTATCAGATAGTGCTCATACGCTTGAATTATTATCAGAAGATCCTGCTTCAAACTCTAATTCTAAAAATGTATTTCAAATAACCAAAGTATAAAAACTTCTTCCTTAACATTAAAGATAAACTATGTTTTCTAATTTAATTGATAAAATAATTGTTTTACTTATTATTTTAGTGACAATTTACTCTATTTCTAGGATGTATGAAAATTTTATCGATAATCACACGGGTCGTATGAGTTTTCCTAATTCATCATTAAATAGTCGTAATAAACACTTAAATTCATTACATTTATCAACCGGATGGCGAAATGCATATCGTATAGGTGGTGGTTGTCCAACATTTAGAGTGCCTACTAGAATTACAGGAAGAATGAAAGCATTACATAAAATTCCTTGTAATTATCCTATTAAAGATGAAGAGGCAAAATATCACCCTTTTTTTGAATAATAATGTAATTAAATGCTTATTATTCTAATAAATATATCTATTTACATATATAGAGACAAGGTATGGATTACAAAACCATGAATTCGTTCTTATTATTAAGTATTTTTGTATTAGTTGTATTACTTTATTTACTTAATCGTCGTAAAGAAAACTTTGATGATCATGAACCAACTAATATGAATTCATCAATGACTTCAAATTCAAACGCTGTAAATAATACACAAAAAAGTCAAACAAATAGTACATCAGAAGAAGAACAACAAGAAACAGACGAATTCGATGTTTCAATAGAATCTATGTTTAAAAATCTTGAAAAAGCTGAACAATATTGTGATGATATGGAAACCAGACAATCAATAAGAGAAAAAGAAGAACGTCAAAAAATACAAGATATTGCAAAACAACAATTTGAACTTCAACAACGTAAAATAAGAGAATTAAAACGTGTTGTAGAACATTTAAAGAAACAACAGAAATTTAAGACTGATTTAAGAAATAAATGTCAAGCTTCAACACAGTTTAAATTGAATGAAGATACAAAGACAGCTAAGATTTTAGCCGAAGGTGGATTACTCGATAAACAAAAAACAACACTTGAAGTAAATGTATCTGATAAATTAAAGGAAATGTTAGAAGACCAACCAAGATTTGATCGTAGTGATGCATCAAATGGTGCAAATACAACTGAAACCTTTACAAATCAAAATTCATATAAAAGTGCACCACCTAGATATTCATATGATGCGTGTCCTTCCGTTGATACAGATAAATATGTTCATATTAGTCAATTAGCAAATAAATGTTATGGTTGTAATCCATATGCTCTAATTGAACATAGTAATTACATTCGTAAAGATTTTGAATAAATTCATGAATGATTATATCTTTTTTTATATGTAAAACATATAGGTAATTAATAAAATGAAACTTTTATATGTTGTTGTAATATTTATTGCTTTTATACTTTTAGTTCAATTACGAAAACACAAAAATTTTGCCGAGCATTTTGTTGATAATACCTTTTTTACTACATATATTAAACAAAACACCCAAAGTGGCGAAGATTTAATAAAATTTTGTAATGTTTTACGTAATATTGATAATCAAACAGAAGGTGTTCGTTTAATTAAAAAAATTAACATGAGTATGCTTAAACGTGGCGATGATGAAATTAAAAGATTAATGAAACAAATTACTAATTTACAAAATAAAGATAATTCTGCTCAAATAGAAAATAGTAATTACTATAAATACAAAACTCATGAGCAAGCAAATACACAACGCAAACTTCTAAATGCCGTAAAACAACGTTTGGTTGAACCAACCACGGCAACGGTTAATCTTAAATAAATTTATAGTTGTAAATCGGTGACTATGACTATGACTATGACTACGAATACAACTATAATCATAACACAAAGTAAATTAAAATATGTATTGTTTATTTTATTTTTCTATTATATAGGATGGAAAAGACACTCATTCTTTTTGTGATAGGTATTATTTGTATTGTATTATTACTGCAGAAAATACGTCCTTTTCGCGAAACATTTGTTGAAGAGCAAAACTCAGTTCCTACTGTTGTCTCTATTTTACCATCTTTACAAGATAGTTGGATAGGGGTTTCACTTGTATCGCCTAATAAGGGTGATAATATAAATATGACAACATCGCTTCCATCGAGATTATGGGGTAGACCTTTAAAAAATTCAAGAACTAAAAATAAGTATATGATATCTCACATAACATACTGTAAAGATGATATGTCTCTTATAGGTTGTGGTGTTGCACGTAAAGATGGAAAAGCAGACTGGAAATTATATAAAAAAGATAATAAAAATCCAGTTATGCCATGGAATGAACTTCCAAGTAATGAACCAATCTGCTCTACATTATATGATAATGATGGCGTTTTATTAGGTGTTCATGCTGAAAATGGACAAATTTATAAAAAATCATCACCCCTCCTCAAATCAAAATGGAAAGGACCTATTAATTTTGATGAACCGATGAGTAGAATTTATTATGATAGAGATGGAATTATGATTGGTATTCATAAAAACAATGGCAAATTATATAAAAAAGATGGATTTTTATGGAATAAAGATAAATGGAGTTCAAATATCATTAATAATCAAGTTCTTTTAGATTTAACATACGATTATGATGGTTGTATGATTGGTATTACAAAACAAGGATTATTAAAACAAACAGAACCCGGATTCTTTTCTAACTTTGTCCCTTACACAATGAAACATAAAGTTAATATTAAAGAACCTATGAGTTTTGATGAAATTATTAAAGCGCGTTGTGGTTTTTTTCCTAGATTTGATGAATTGGTAGATATAGAACATTTAGATCAAGAATTGAAAGATATTATACGATTTAAAAAGATTCAAAAAGTTAAATGCAAAGATCGTAAAAATATGGTAAAACATGCATTTCAAATTTATGACGATAATTCTAATAAGAATATTCTTTTGGAATTAGATAAGAGAAATAAAATTATTCAAGATTTAGAAGGACAAGTTATTCAGTTAGAAGATGCCTTATAATTTTTTTTTCCTAATGTTATACTAAATAGAATTATGTTATTAGATAACATTTTGCTACTAATTATTATATTTTTTGTTAGTATGTTTCTTATATGTTATTTTAAAATGAAAAATAAAAAAGAACAATTTATTAATATTTTCCATATTGTAAAACCAATTAATGATAATGATTATTCTTATAAAGCAAATCAAGTAATCATAAAAAAATCTAATGATGATTTTACAGATAAAGATAAATATAATGCAGATTTACACCAAGATGTATTAACATTATCTGATAATCAAAAATTATATATAGGTAATACAACTACAAACGAAGATAGTATTATAGACCATACATTTTTAGAAAAATTAAATACAATTAATTTTCCATATATACACGATTGTAAATGGCATGGAGATGAAATACAATTTAATTTAAATTATGGATACATCGGAGTAGACCATATTAAAGGATTAAAAGGTGAAAAATTACTTTCAATGTTTGGATTTAATTATAGAAATAAATACGGTATGAAGATGGTTCCAGAAACTTCTTTATTTGAAAAAATGGGTTATAAATGTGGTTATGATTCTAGAGGCGCTTATAATAAAGGTAAGGTTACCGGTATCATTAACCCTGAATATAGATATTAAATTTATTTGTTAATAGTAAGAATAAATAGAATGTTTAATAAATGGTTTAGTTATATTATTATTTTTACAATTTTATTTATAATTTGTTTTATTTTAAAAAAACAAGTTGAAAATTTTACTACTATTGTAGTTAAAGGTGATATAGAAAAGGACCCTGATGTAAATGAACCTTTATATCGGTTTAGTAAATTATGTATTGGTGATACGTGTATGAATGGAAATGTATTATCCTCTGTTATAAAATTATTTAATGTTGGAAAACATTTTCGTAATGAATCGTTATGTATAGATAATGTATGTATATTTCCAGAACATTTAGATATTTTTCGTAATATAGGATTTCGCCCTCCTATATATAATACAGAAAATGGATTGGAATTAGATAAAATTACAGCATTTAAAGAAAATTATTTAAGCAGCGATGCGAAAAAGGATTATTTAAATAAAGGGTTTAAATTGACATTAATTGATAGCACAAAGGATATACTAAAAAATAATGGATTAGGAAGTTTACTAACAGATGAAAGTTCAAAAAGTATTTGGGCAAAAAGTAGTAGTAATAAATATGCTACAAAAATGATGCCTGGAAGAGTATGTTATTCACCAAATGATTCGTATAATGTCGACAAATTATTCATGTGTCCTATTGGATTACCCGTTCATACACATAAAACAACTGGTAAAACATTAAATGATTTTACCACCTGTTGGAAAAATAATCCAAATGATAATTTTAATTTATTTATGTTTGGACAACCATATGATAGTGTAAGTGTAGGCGATGTAACTCCGCCAACCAATACAACTGATCATTCTACTTCTACTGAAACCTCTGTCTTACAATTTCAACCAAGCACAGGAAGTAGCACAGTTATAGGTACAGGATTAGAATAATTAATTTATTATTAAATTATAAATGGAGCAAGTAATTATATTTTATTTACTAGTTTTTGTTATTACAATTGTATTAATAAATCAATATAGACAATATCTTTTAAAAGAAAAGTTCAGTGTTCAATTTATAGATGGAAACGTTAAACTTCAACAAGGTGTTCGTGTTCAAGTTGGAGAAAAAAATACCGAAAAAGATGCAAATGTATATTCGGGTGGAACTTTAAAAGTTAATAAAATTCGTTTTAGAACTGATAAAGGTGATATTGAATTAAATGAAAATATATTTAAAAGAATAAAATCATTTGCAGATATTCATAATTTAAAAACAGATAGAGGTGATACATTATGCTTAAAAGATATTAAAGGACGCCAAACTTGTCTTGATAAACCACATATGGGCATTCTTACCGGGCAAACACCATTTCACTTTCAGTTAGCAAATAAAAAATCGCCGGGTGATGTAAATAATACTTATCCAGGTATTCCCGGGTTAGTAAATGAAACGGATAAAAATACGTTCTTTGATCATCGTTTTATTCTTTTACCATCTACAATGAAATTAGCTAAAATTCCTGATGAACATGGAACCTATAATGAAAGTATTAATGATAATATTATTCTTAAACATGTTTCTAAAAATTATTTCTGTAATTTTGAAAATAAATCACCTGACGTTACATTAAGTAATTATGAATTAGGTTTTAATTTATAACTTAAACACAAGTGAACTATTTAGAATAGTATATGTCAATTTAACTTATAAACTACAATGAAAAAAAGTTATCATGAATTGGGAGAAAAACTAGAAGCGGGTATTGATGAAGTTGCCCGCGGATGTTTAGCTGGACCCGTTTATTCAGCTGCTGTAATTTGGCCCGCAGAATTAGAAGTTGAAGATCAATGGGGAGAATGTTTTATTAAAGATTCAAAAAAATTATCAAAAAAGAAAAGAGAAGAACTCAGATATTATATTGAAGATAATGCAATTGATTATTCTGTGGCGAGTTCAACAAATACTCGTATCGATGAAGTTAATATAAGAAATGCCACATTTGATACAATGCATAAAGCACTAAATGGACTAACTGTTGAACCAGATTTTTTACTTGTTGATGGTCATGTATTCCGTAATTATTATAATGAATCCGGTCAAAAAATACCACATACATGTGTTATTTCTGGTGATAATACATATATTCCAATAGCGTGTGCCAGTATTTTAGCAAAGGTATATCACGATGAATATATTGATAAAATTTGTGAAGAAAATGACGCTTATCATGTATACGGATGGCAGAAAAATATGTGTTATGGCACAAAACAACATTTAGACGCGATAAAAGATTATGGAATTACGCCACTTCATCGCCAAACCTTTGGTATTTGTGCCTTTGCCGAAAAAAATAAGGCATTTACGTGGAATTAATTTATCTATAACACCTTTTCACGCGTCATGCATTTATTTTTTTTAGTATTCAATTTATTGTAATCTTTATAATGAATACAATAAAATAGTTCATATATCATACCTTCATAATGAATATGATTTCTATGATGTAATTTAATACGTGTATCAAACTTAGTAATTATTGAAATACAATCACTAATACATTCTTGTGATAAAGAAGGATTACGACATATTTTATCCATTACATATCTAGGAAGTTTCTCTAATTTACCAAAAGCAATACAATCCAATAATAATTCACGTAATTGTAAAAGTGTATTTAATGAATTTGAACTAAATAATAAATTGATAACATGTTTCAATTCAACTTGTTTAATTTTTTTAATATTTCGCCACGAACCAGAAATTGTTTTTTCTTGAAACCATAATAATATTTCCTGATACGAAGAATCTACTGAGTTTTGTATTTTTTGAATTACTTTTTGTTCGATTGTTTTTGTAAAATCAATTGATTCCATTTTACATATGTGTTTTAAACATGTTATCATTTCATTTATTTGAGGTTGTGGAATACGAAATAAAGAGGATTGGTGAATTATCAGTGGTATATGAATACTACTTGTTACAATAAAACGTAATGTGTCTGGATATTTTTCAATTGCATTTTTAATAATTTTATGATACTCATGTGTCCATTTATCAATATTTTTACATAAAATATAAAAAGGAATACCTGAATTATATATATTTTTGCTTTCGCCTAGAGATATAAGAATTTGGTGAAATATAGATGGTTTATAATGTAAAAATAATGTATCGTAAAATTCACAATGATGTGCTGAGGTTATGATTTCCGGTGGATCACTATGATTTATTTGAATTTTTTTACGTCTTGTTGAATAAATTGAATTACCGAATAAATGTTGAAGTATCAATTGTGCATATGTCCATCTACCAGAACTAATTGGTCCATTCAAAAATATAGTTGGATGTTCAAACAAATTCTTTTTTTCTTTATTAAAATACACTAATAATTGTTCGGCAATTTGTTTATGAAAGTAATGTGTATTTATATCTACGATATCGGTTAATGTTTGAGGACAATATTTATTTGTCCAAAACATATTGTAAATATTTGGAATATGTCTTTCTAATACATACTATAAAGTCCTTTGGGTAAGAAAAAACAAAGATATTTTCGTTTATTATTGTAAGTAGTAATTTAAGAATATGTATTTTACACATAGAGAACGAAATATTATTAATTATCATTTAGTGATTAGTTTTCTTATACCTTTACTATTGTATGCTATTTTTGAGGATTTAAGATTACTTGGATACGTATTATGTTTTTCCATGGTTTCCGCTACACTATACGAGTTAACACAGTCAGACTTGTTTTATGGTTTAATAACAAAGCGACACTATAAATATAAAACGGAATCACCTGTATACAATATCTCTAGAATTCTAGTAATTTTTTTAACAATTGTAGGAATTTTATTACATTCGGCAAATGACGATGGCAGATATACAATCTTATCTATTCCGGTATTTGTTTTTCTTGGTCTCTTTTTCTTATTTTTTGCACCACAAGGAGCAAGATTTACACTTCAAAAAGTCTATGAATTAACTAGAAAATCCACACCAAACCAATATGGACATCCAAACACAATTACTCTTGCCGCTATTTTATATGCCATTTTCATTATATATTTTCAGTGGAGTTTGATGGAATTAATTAAGATAACCAAATACTTAAATTAATAAAATTTTCTCAATAACTATTATAAAAATGCTTTGTATTTCAACTTGTCTTTTCGGTTTTGCCTTTTTAGGTGCTATGGTATTCTGTATGTTAAAAACAAAAGATTCGGATGTATTTAAGAGATTTGATGCTCTTCTTACAGAAGAACAAAAAAAAATACATAATGAAATTAAACAAGAACGTGCACGCCTTTATTTACAAGGAATGGTTCTTGGTCTTGTCTTAAGTTTTGTTGTTCTTATGACATCAAAAACAGCTGTAAAAGGTATGCTTTCACGTGTATGCTTATTCTTATTTGTTGGTTTAGGAACTGCTTGCATGTATTATTCTCTTATGCCAAAATCAAAATGGATGCTTGATCATCTTACTACGCCTGAACAATCATCAGCGTGGTTAGATATTTATCAAGAAATGAAACGCCGTCATTACTTAGGTTTATTACTAGGCATTGTAGGTTATGTTCTTGTAGGTAAATCAATGTGTAAATAATTTTTTTATATTTAAAAATATTTTCATAGAATAAATAGGTTTAATATGGGTAATATTACGAGTGAATACGCTATTAAAGAACAAGCAGATGTATTTTTTAGAAAGATTTATACATTGGATAAACAAGAATTACAGCGTTTATTTGAAACATTACAACAAGAACAACAAAGATATGTACAAGAACGTGTATCAAATATATTTACAAATGAAACATTAAGAAAGTCATTTTATACAGCATTAGTAGAAAAACAAAAAATAATAGATTCACGTGCAAGTAGAGACCAGCATGAAAAGGTTGATACTATAACACATTTTCTTCTCTCTTGTAAATCTTATTTTTTTAAATCTGCACAACGAGAATCACGACAACCACGACAGAAACAACATAATCAGGAAGAATTAACAGAAATGACTGAAAAACTAGCAAGAAAACTATTTCATTTAAAAGTTCGTGAAAAATTAGATGAATCTTATTTAAAAAAACAATTTAAAAAACTGGCTTTAAAATATCATCCGGATCGTCCAAATGGTGATACCGAATTATTTGAACACATTTCGGACGCGTATATGCTCCTATTAGAAAAGGTAAAAATGCAACAAGATGATAAACAATTTAATCAATTAAAACGAGAATCTTGCACATTTCGTAAAAATTTTGAAAGTCAAGGATATCAAAACAAAAAACTAAAAAAGGGACCAAAAGGTAAGTTTGATGTGAATCGTTTTAACAAATTATTTCAAGAGAATCGTGTTGCTACTGTTGAGGATGATGGATATAGTGATTGGATGAAAGAGAATACTGATAATTTTATAGACGAATCTATAGTTCAACAAAAATTAGGTGGAAATACAAGTGGAAACAGATTTAATGATGTATTCGCATCTATGGTGCCTGCAAAAAAACAAAACGCAATTATAAAATATGAAGGTCCACATGCATTATATCAAGGCGGAGAACAGGCAGTTGAATTGGGTGTAGATAAAATTGATAACTTTGGTGGAGGAACAGAAAAGATTAAATATACTGATTTACGAGAAGCACACTGTGGGGAACGTATGATTGAT